CCAACTTCAGTGGTCAGGGCCGCGAGCGCGTCGCGGGTCTCAAGGACGACTCGTTCGTGGTCACCTTCCAGCAGGACTACGCGTCCGGCGAGGTGGACGAAACGCTGTTCGCGCTGTACGACGGCGACACCGAATTCACCGTGGAAGTGCGGCCGACGGCGGCGGCGGCCTCCCCCACCAACCCGAAGTTCACCGGTACGTGCATCGTGCTGGAGTACCAGCCGCTCGCCGGTTCCGTGGGCGATCTCTCCGAGACCGAAGTCACGTTCCCGAGCCAGCGGACCGGGATCACGCGGGCCACGGCCTGACGGGCGAGCGCGAACGGGGAGAGCAGATGCCGTCCCATCCGGGCGACAACGCTCGAAAGAGCAAAGAGCCGAACACCGGTCCGCGTGTTACAGACGTTGCGCGCGTCGGTTACGAGGCGTACGGCGAGTGGACCGAGTGGAAAACCCACGACGGCCGCGACATGCCGAACTGGGGTGGTCTCTCGGACCGTACCCGGATGGCGTGGGTGGCGGCGGCCGGGGCCATCACCCGGAAGCTTCTCCGGCCGATGCCTCACACGGGCGGTGACTGACCATGGCGAGAAGGAGCCCGGGAACCATCAGGCTGAGCGTCACCACGGGCCCTGAGTGGAAACGTGTCGAAGCTGAGCTGCGACGGCAGAACAGCACGTTGGCCGACAAATTCAGGAACGAGACACGCGAGGCAGGTGAGATTCTCTCTCGCCAGGCGGCCGAAGAGGTCATGCGCATTCCGACTCACACCTCGAAGCACTCCGGTCTGCGTACGCGGGTGGCCAAGGGTGTCGGCACGAAGCTGACCAGTACCGGCGTCCAGATCACGACGTCCATGAACGACAAGGACGAGATCAACATCCCGGCTTATCTGGACATCAACCGGGGGTGGCGACACCCGGTGTTCGGTAACCGGCATGTATGGGTCGAGCAAGAGACCGGCGGCAGTTGGTTCCGCGAGACCATAGCCAGCGGACAGCCCAGAATCCAGCGAAGGATGGAAGAGATCTTCGAAGACGCGGCACGGGACATTGGCCGCGCCGGACTGTGACCGAGACTGCAACACCGAGGGGAGAACCGGGTCCTGTGCGGGTCACCCGGTTCTTCCCGCCTTACAGACCCGCACGATCCGCACCGAACAGGCGAGTAATCGCAGGACTGGAACGAGGAGAGATCGTCATGCCGTACCTGGGACGCGAAGAAATCCACAAGGCCAAGGATCAGCACTACGACGAGGTACCGGTCCCCGAGTGGGCGCCGGAAGGTGACCCCGAGCCGGACTCCTGGGTCCTCCGGCTGAAGGGTCTGAGCGGCACCGAGCGCGACCGGTTCGAGGCGTCCATGGCTCCCAAGGGGAACAGCAAGCGGCCGAACATGGAGAACTTCCGCGCGCGCATGGTCACGTGGTGCGCGGTGGACGAGGACGGCAACCGGCTGTTCAACTCCGGCGACGTCAAGATGCTCGGCGAACGGTCCGCGAAGGCGCTCGGCCGGGTGTTCGACAAGTGCCAGGAGATGAACGGTCTCAGCGACTCCGACATCGACGAGCTGACCGAGGATTTCACCGACGGCCCGAGCGGGTCTTCTACTTCCGGCTCGCCCTCGCCCTCGGATGGTCCTCCGTCGAATCCGGACTTGCGGGAATCAGTTCTAGAGAGCTGACAGAGTGGATGGCCTTCGAGCGGGTCGTCGGCCCGCTCGACAGTGAGTGGCAGGACGAGACTGAAGCAGCGGTGCACGAACAACTGCAACGCCTCAATCACATCCAGGGCGCGGCTCACTTCACGGACAAGAAGCACCGGAAGAATCCGGTCCCGAAGCCGAAGCACTACGCGCGGCCGTGGGAGCTGTACCGGAAGGACGACGAGGACGAGGAACGGTACGATCCGGGTGAAGATCCGCTAGACGAGATTGGTCCTGATCTTCTGCACGAGGAGGACGGCGACGATGGCAACGATCACTAGCCTGGCGTTCCGGCTGAACTCCTTCTACAACGGTGAGGGAATCCGCCAGGCGCGCAGGGATATTGCGCGCCTGGACTCGTCCATGAACGCACTCACCAAGTCGTCTCGCGCGCTGGTACCGGGCATGCGGGACCTAGTGGCGACTGCGCTCACGCTTGGACCGGCCCTGATACCGATCACGGCTGGGCTGCTGGCAATCGGAGGAGCGGCCACTTCCGCACTGGTCGGTGCCGGAGCCGCCGCTGGGATATTCGGCGCTGCCCTGATGGGGGCCGTCCAGTCAACTGTGGGGGCGAACTCTGCCTTCGGCCAGACCAAAACCGCGCTGGAGAACGCGGAGAACGCGCTGGCCAAGACAGTGGTTGGGACCGAGGAGTACGACAAGGCGCTGAAGAAGGTCACTCAGGCGGAGAAGGCGCATCAGCAGGCGCTCAATGCCATGTCGCCGGTTCAGAGGAACTTCGCCCTGTCGATAGGTGACATGGGGGATGCGTGGAGCGCATTCATCCAGTCCACCATGAAGTTCACCCTGAAGCCTGCTACCACAATGGTGCAGGCGGCGACCCTGGCGATTCCCAAGCTGACATCCGTGGTCGCGGCCGTGTCCCCGGTGTTCCAGCTCATGGCCGATGCAACAAAGGGATGGGTGCAGGACGGCGGCCTGGACCGGTTCCTGCGCTTCGTGGTCGATTACGGCGTCCCGGCACTGAAGAACTTCCACATGGCGTTCGTGTCCCTGTTCGGGGGACTTGGCAGCGGAATGCGGTCCTTCGCTCCGATGGGGGTGGAATTTTCCAAATGGCTGATGGAAACATTCCAGTCGTTCGAGCAGTGGGGCAATGGCGGGGGGTTCGGAAGGTTCATCGCCTACCTACGGGACAACGGCCCTCAGGTGACCGCAGTGCTGCGGGATCTGGCCACGTTCCTGAAGAACATGGGCTCGGCACTGAACGGTATGTCCGGCGCGGCGCTCGAAGTGCTCGGGACTTTCTTCAAAGTGCTGGCCAGCTTCCCGCCTGGATTGCTCCAGGCCATGATGTACGCGTTCATCGGAATCAGCGTTGCTCTTAAGGTCTACGCGGCGATAACGCTCATCGCCGCTGCCGCAACCACGATCATGACCATGGCAGCGACCAGTATGGGCGTGATCATCCTCATCACGGTGGGGTGGATCGCCCTGCTTGTCGCAGCCGTGATCGCGGTAGGTGTCGGTATCTACTTCCTGGTGAAGCACTGGGATACGGTGTGGGCCGCGATCAAGAAGACTGCACAGGTGGTGTGGGACTGGCTGAAAATGGCGTGGGAAAAGACCTGGAATTTCATCAGGGACATAGCAGTGAAGGTGTGGAACTTCCTCACCAACGGATGGGGGCAGACGCTGCTCCTGTTCATGGGTCCCATAGGTCTGATCATCGCGGTGGCCAAGCACTGGGAAACCATCTGGGGCGGGGTCAAATCTGTAGCCTCGGACGTCTGGAGCTGGATCACGGACGTCTGGGATACCACGGTCGGCGGGCTGCTCGTTGCCTGGAACGCCGTGGTGGGACCGATCCGGGATTCCTGGAACCAGGTGTGGCCCGAGCTGCGTAAGGCCGCTGAGAACATCTGGAACGCGCTCAGCATCGCGTGGGATTTTCTGTGGGGCGGAGCCACAGACAGGTGGAACGAATTCTGGGGGAAGTTCGGGCCGATCTTCACAGCGGCCTGGCAGGTCGTCGCCGGGGTAGCCATGGGAGTCTGGAAGACCCTGGTGGCCGCTTGGGATCTCACGTGGACCGTGATCCAAGGCATCTTCAATGTGGCATGGGCTATCCTGTCCGGCGCCTGGAAAATCGGCTGGTCATTCCTCACCGGCGCGGCGCAGATAGCATGGTCGATCTTGACCGGTGCCTGGAAAGTCGTCTGGTCCGTGGTGACCGGAATCTGGAACGTCTTCTACGCGGCGTTCTCCGGGATCTTCAAGACGGCCTGGAACGTCATCGTCGCCTTCGTCACAGGTATCTGGAAGGTGATCAGCGCGGCGTGGACTGCGCTGTGGAAAGTGGTCACCGCGATCTTCCTGACGTTCACGGCGATCTTCACTGGGAACTGGGGCAAAGCCTGGAACGCGATCAGGGCCGCAGGCGAGGCCATCTGGAACGTGATCAGAACCGCGTGGCAGGGATTCCTCAACGTACTCCGGGCGCTCCTGGGCGGATTCATCGACACCGTGAAGAACATGTGGAATGCGTTCTGGAACGGGATAGCGAACACGGCTAAGACTTTCTGGACTGCCGTTCAGAACACCTTCAGCACATTCCTGACAGCCATCCGGAATCTGTGGAACACGGTCTGGACTTTCATCCAGAATCTTTTCAAGACCGTCGTTGACGCGATCCTGAAGATCGCCCGGGACTGGTGGGCGACCATGCGCGCGGCCTTCCAGACCGGGCTCGACTTCGTGAAGAACATGTGGAACCTGGTGTGGACGACCATCCGGGTTTTCTTCGGTGGCGTAGCCAAGACGGTGGAGGACAGGGCCGCTGAACTGTGGAAGGACATCCGGGGGCTCTTCTCCGCTGGTTCCACCTGGTTGCGGACTACGTTCTGGAACCCTGTCAGCAACTTCTTCACCAAGACCATCCCGGATGCTTTCGACAAGGGCGTCGCGGCGATGGGCAAGGCATGGGACAAGATCCGGGAACTGGCCCGTAAGCCGATTCAGGCGGTCGTGAACGTCGTCTACAACGACGGCATCGTGAAGCTGTGGAATATGGTTGCCGGAACCTTCGGAGCCAAGGAGCTGAAAAGGTTCACTCTTCCGGCTTTCGCCTCAGGCGGTCCGACCGGCGAAGGCTCCAGCCGTGGGTTCCCGGCGATCCTGCACCCGAACGAACACGTGTGGACAGCCGCAGAGGTGGCGGGCGCCGGTGGGCATGAGGCCGTAGCCAGGATGCGCCGGAACGCCATGGGCGGGGCCAAGGTCAGGACGTACGGGGATCATCGGTTCGACGACGGAGGCGGCTTCCTCGGGACCGGCATAGGGCCGAAGGTGGGCCCGGACCTGGTCCCGGACGGGATCATAAAGAACGCGTTCGGCAAGCTGAAGGATCTGGCACTCGGCGCCATCTCCGGTCCGTTCGGCAAGGCCGTGGACGGTGTGGCCAAGCTGGGCAAGACGGCGGTCCGTGCGGCCA